TTAAGAAATTTAATAACAAATTTAAATGATGAATTAAATTCATTATCAGACCCTATTGAGTTAGATGAACAATTTGTATTATTTAGTGGTACTAATGTATTAATTGATAACAAAATATTTGGTGACGATGACTACAAAGATTTAAATCAAGAAAGACAAGATTCTTTATCAATTATACAAGAAGACCTTACTCAAGATGCTATAGATTATTTCCAGTTAGAAGGTGGAGACCCAGGTTATGGTTGGGATGATACTGGAACAAAAGCAACAACTTCTAATGCTTTGACTTTAGGTGGAAATTATTATGACAAAGATGGATATTACGCAGATAGAGAAGGTAATAGATTAGAAGGAGATGTTAAAGCACCTTTTTTAAGAAACGATGGAACAAGATTGTTTCAAGGTAGAGATGATTTATTTGAAATACAACAGATGATTGTTGAAGCAGGAGGACCTGCTCCTAAAAGATTAGGTTATTGGGATGAAGGTTTAGCTGATTATATGGAAAAAGTATTAGCTTATGCTAATGACTCAAGAAGTTGGGAATATGATTTAGAACAAGGACATGTAGATGTTGGTCAGCAATGGCGTTCAGCATTAGGAGAATTTAAAACTCAAAATGATTCTGGAACACAGTTAGCAGAAATATTATCTCTTCAAGGTTACGCTACTCTTGGGCAACCAGGACCTTTGGAATCTGAGAAAAAACAAGCACTTGATGATTTATATGCTAGTTATGGTTTAGTTGCAGATGCTTCAATGTATCAAGCGGATGGTGCTTACTTTACTGATATTTCTAATACTGCAGCTCAAAGACAAAGCGAAATAGAATCTGGTGGGAACTATCTTAAAGAACTCATACTTGGAACAAAACAATTTGAATCTGTTCCTGAAGAAGGGGAAGAAGGTTTTATAGAGTATCAACAAGCAAAGCATGATGGAAGAGTATATGAAGATAACACAGGAGTATATATTGTTCCACCTGCTAGTACTATTGAAGAACAAATAGGAATGAAAGACCCAATAGATGTTCCAGGAACTATGAATAATTATTTCAAAGAAAGATATGGAAAAAGAATTGGTGCAGTAGAAGATAGAGAAACAGCTAGAGAAAATGCAAAGTTATTTACTAGAAACTATATAACATTATCTAACGCAGGAAGGAATGCCTAATGGAACCAGAATCATACACAACGCAAGAAGTTATTGAAGCATTACAAAGCGTAGGAATAGCAGAAGAAGTAATAGAGTATGTTGTTCCTATCTTAGGTTATGAATCAAGAGAAGACGGTGTTGCTTTTACTAGAAATGCCAAAGATGAATTATCAGATTCTTGGGGAATAGTACAAGCACATATTGCTAAAAATGCAATGGCTCCTGCTGTTTACAGAGCAATGGTAGAACTAGGAGTAAAAATACCTAGAGTATCTAAAGAACAAGATAAACAATTAATGAGTAATATTGCTCCAGAAACAGGAAGCGATAGAAGATATTTTACACCTACACAAAGAACAGTTGTTGTAGATTGGTTTAAAGAGACAGCTTCTGTTGATGACCAAATGCTTGTATTTAAATACATGGTTGAACAAAAAATACAAGAAGGTGCTGAAGATGAATTAGTAGCTATAGATTTGTTATATCCTTTAACTGTTAGTAAGTTTAATGACCCAAGTAATATTGACGCACAAGAGTTTAAACAGCTTATTGAAAGTGAAATGAATGTAGAAACTACTCCACCTCCAGTTGAACAAGACATAGAAATAGGAGAACCTGGTGAACCTACAACAGTTGTAGAAGAAGAAGAAGATACTGACAGAGGTGTTCCTATGCCTTCATCAACACCAGATGGTAGAGTTATTAATCAAGAAACAGGAAGATATACAGGAGAAGAGATATTACCACATTCTGGTAGAATAGTTTCAGGACAACATGCTGCTAAGTATTTACATACTTTAGATAGGCTTACTAGGTTTGATGAACCAGAAGAAATAGAAATGAAAACACCTATAGAAAAAGCAAGTGTATTGTTGGATGACGCTATTAGTTTTTTAAGAGGAGATAGATAAATGCCAGAAATTCCAACAGAATTTATAGAAAACCCTAACAATATTGACCCTTATATAATTTATAATAAAGCTCGTGAGTTAGGTATTTTTTATCCTGATTTACTTGAGGCACAATTAAAATACTTATATCCAACAAAAATAAAATAACCTCATGTCAAACTGGGGTCATTTTGTAAAAAATCAAGAATATCTAAAACTATTTTATGAAGCAATAGGTTCTGATTTAAAAGAATTAAGAAAACTATTAATTAATTTAATGTTAAGAAATCCTGCTACTCATGCTAATTTGACTCCTATAATAAAAAATCATATTGAAGTAAGACTTCAACAGTTACCACTAGAACAACAAAAAGCAATATTAGTAACATTTTATAAAGATGCTGGTTTAAACAAAGATTCAATATGGAGAGAATATTCTATTAAAACAGGACTTCCGCCAGACTCTGTTTCTTTCAATGTAGCATTAAATGAAGTCATTAATGATATTGGTTTGACTACAGAAATAGCACAGCATGAAACATGGATGCTTTCTGTCGCAATACCAGAATCTGTAACTACCAGAAGTTTTGTACATTTTATACCAAAACTTATTGAAACTGTAGATGATTTAAATGCTGCAGGAATTGAACTGCCTTCTAATTTAGCTGAGAAAATAAAAGAAATAAAAAAAGATTATTCAAAATATGAAGAATGGTTAGCACATGATATGCAGAAGTATATTGATGGAGAAATGAATCCATTAACAGAAGGTGCATTGGTTGGAGATACATCAGCATTTGGTTTTGACCAGTCTCGTGTTTGGCATGACCCTTTAGCTGAAGATTATGGAAAAATAAAAAACGAACTACAAGAAATTTGGAATCAATCTGGTTATTCAGGAACAACAAAAAATAGATATAAACTACACACAGAGGTTATAAATCGTATTCAAAATGTTTATGGTATAGACGACACACTAGCTAATGACATTATAAATCTTATGATAAAACATATGAATATAGATACAGGTGATATTGGTATTACTCAAGGAAATTGGGATAGAGCTTTAGTTGAAATAGCAAATCTCTTAAATGAAAATACAACAGGAAGCAAAATTGATGTATTTAATTTAAACAAAGAACAAATTTTTGAATTAATGCAGCCAGATTTTGGTGATATGACTATTAAAGATTTTGACAGTCCTCAACCAAACACTATATCCGAATTTTTAGATACGCTAAATGATGCTGACAAAGAAATAGCATTTAATATTTTAAATAAAAATGGTGAATACAACCACCTAAAAGATAGTTACAAAAATATAGAAAATTTCTTTTCAGATGTTACAAGTAAAAGTTCAGATGCTTTAACTTCTATTGGGTGGAATAATATACAATACTCATATATAAATAATCAACAAGCAATAATAAACCGTTTAAACGAGTTAAATAATAAAGATGGCTTTAAATTTATAGAATTTCCAAAGTATGAAAATGTAAATTTTTATAAATACGAAACAGGTAAATATCCTCATCCTCATCTTGGTAATGCTGGAGAATTTGCAGAAGGTTTTGTATGGCCAGGTTTAGGAATTACAAAACCTGAAGATTTACCTAGAGGTCCTGATGGTAAAATTATTAAACATATCACTCCAGAAGGTGTTGAAGAAAATGTTATGGGTGATGCTTTTGAAGACTTAATAAAATTAGAAGATATAGAAACAACACCTCCAAATGTAGTAGGTGAAAGTAGATTAGTCTGGGGTTCTAAAAAATTTATAGATGCCATTCTTGATGATATGAG